TGAGGCCGCCTTCGCTAGCGCTTACACGCATTGCGGGCGCAGGGTAAAGTATATCAGCAGCCATTTTAGCGGAAGCGCTCAAAAGATTGAAGACTCCGGGTGAACCAGTCACAGCTGCGGGCATCTGGCCGCGGCTAGAGGTAACCCAATTGCCTCCTCCCTCCCTAGAAGCAGACGCGAGATCTTCGTCGGCCCACTTAACAATACCGCGCGTTCCAAATGGTAAATACTTGGCATCAGTTGCGCCGACGTCGACATCACTATTCATCTCTACCCGGATATAGTTAGAAACATTGGGCCAATCGCCTAAAGTACGATATCGGCGCTCGGACGCTATCCAGCTGGTATACTGCGACCCCACTTTACGGGCCACATAGTTAAGAGAGTTGGGATTAAGGTCACAATCGTTGAACTGTTCAATGACCTGAACCACATTGTCTGAGTCGCGCAAGTTTCGCACGACAATACTAAAGGTGCCGTAAGGATTGGAAGTATTCGTGGATTCTTTAATATCTTGAATAGAAATTTTGACATTACGATTAGACCAATCACCCGGCTCTTTGAGGGTCACGATCTTAAACAACTGCTGTTGATCGGCTGCTACGTAACTACCAGTTGCAGTACTCAGATCTTGTCCGATGATCATCGCGGATTGGCCGCCCACTAAAACATTCTTAAAGTTTGAGGCCGCGGCTGCCGAGGCGCTATTATAGAGGGGGGCGATCGCACCCCAGTAATTTCCAGAGTTAACATTTGCTTTGAGGTGCTGATCGAAAGTCTCTCCCAAGAAATAATTAACTTGCTGGCTAGGGTCGGTGACTGTACCGTTGGTTAACTGTGGGTTTGTATTGAAAACATTTCGAATATACTTTTGTGAAGTCGTGTCGAAGTTGAAGGACGAGGTCATGCCTGTAGTACCAGACGCGTTTGTAATGACTAACTTGAATTCATAGTTTGCATCAGCGATCGCTTCAAATAGCACATTGGTTCCCTCGCCGGCGCGGGCAGCCAGCGGTCCGGAACCAGAGAATCGGTGAGAAACGATATTTCCACTAATTGCTATCTCACAGTTCGCTGAGCTATCGGTATACCAAATGGCTGCCAGAGCGCCCGTCATAGAACCTGTAGCCGCGCTGGTCGCGCCCATCGTACCTGAATTAAAGATAAACAAACCATAGGCACTCGCAGTAGGGTTACTGCTGAGCTGCCAACCAGCTTTGCCTGCGCCGGCGGTCGAGTCAGGAGTCTCAGTTCCAAGCAACCGAACATAAGTCAATGGAGAACTGTTACGTAAATATGCTTGAGCCGCATATGTACCATACATTGGAGAGATCTGGTTGCCTTCGCGCCATACATCGCCACCGCCTGCGCCGGCTACTGGCGAGCCGAAGATATTCACAAATTCCGAAAAGGAGTTAACCGTGATGGGTCGTAGGGCCGGGCCCTTTTCGGCGCGGCCAATAATGACTGGGCCGATTCCTGCTGGAGAAGCAGGAAGTTGGGAGTTGTCGATCTCGTTGACAAAGACTCCGGGGGATACAAATCTATAATTCTTCACTGACATAAGACTGGGTCTCCTAAACCGTAGATATTCTTATTCTAAATAGTACTAAATCCGGGCAAGAGAATGCCTCAACTCGATTATTCTCTATAAAAGGCATCTTCCATAGTGGTGGGAATGTCCCCGACCATTGTATGCTCTCGCGAAAACTTGAATTCTACAGCGTTTTCCCGCTTAACAATGCGCGGCCTTTCTTCGTTCTCACCCTCCCCCATTAGATACCCTAACACCTCAATATTTATATTTGTCTCGTAATTTCGATCGTTCATTCCAAGAGCAGCTTGATTTGAGTTATTTTGAAAGCCTCCATCGATAAAAATTTCATAAAAATGCCCCTCTTTGTGTATTCGTTTTGGCATGCGTGAATTGCCCGGAATTGTCACAAACGGCTGGATCAATTGATTGAGTTGTTGTTGGTATTCTGTACGAATAGAAATCTGATATTGAACCTTCACCCATGTGGGAAGTGGAATGGTTATTGTTTCATAAACGACGCGCTGCGTTGACATCTCCCGACTCGGTGCATTATACATTTTGGAACGTATGTCACGGTTGGGCCCTAAGCGACGATTAGCGGCCGCATTTTGAAACTCGGCAGTCTTTTTTTGGTTCATGCGCCGGGCGACGGTGATAGTCCCCCCTTTGGCGTCCGGGTAAGGATAAAGGTTAGCATAAACCGTTCCCTTGAATTGAGGATCCTTCGTCACATTAGTGCGAGTTAAAGTCAGCAGAGGGAGAATAAGAGTGCCCTCATCATCTCGCAGATCTTTATTGTGTTTGATTTGATAAGCGCGCTCTGATGTTACCCAAAGGGGCGGCACCCGTGAAAAACCTTCGTTTGTGGTCACGAAAAGATCTAAATCCTTAGCCAGAAAGTCCATCATGGCACCATCAATAGTCTCTAATGTTGAGGACATAAATTCTATTACTTGAAGTTCTCCTTCAACTTTTTTGTCCCCCACATAAGCAAAACGGATAGGGAGCTTAGACTGAAGCTGGGCTTGACTCTTTTTACTTCTTGACATGGAAATTCCCCTTTCTAGACTTAATACATTCAGCGCTGATTTGAAACTTGTGCTCTACTTGTCCAAAATAGTATCGTGTATCATTATATGTTTTTACAATTTCATAAAAAATGTCACCATATTGAACAAAATCTCCCACGCGGACAAAAAGATCTTGGTCCTGAACAAGGCGCCGGCGGTGGAAGTTCACAGTGAGTTTGGTTTTGTACTCATATCCATACTTTTCATTGGTTTGTTCATTATCCACCACCACATAGGCATAGACCCGGACCGCAGGAAGAGTTACTTTATTGATCGCTTCCCCGTACACATTATGAAAATTGGTGTCTTCAAGGGAAACAGGATAATAGGCAATCGTTTGCCCAACCACCCGCTCAGCCAATTCATCATTAACTTGTTTAACTAAATCGCGCTCCTTTTTCCCAAAAAACATGGGAGGAGGCGGCGCTGCGGGTTGAGACCATTTATCTTTTGGATTATTCCCCATTGATCAACTACCCTACAAATATACCCTGAGGTATATTTTGAAGTACTTTGGCAGTTGAATCTTGCAACGTGGCATCCTTAGCGGCCAGTTCAGTATATGTAAGTTCGTCGAGCGTTGTTTTGAGTTCTTCTCTCAGCATATCTTGTTCCGCTTTCGCCTGAGCAAGAAGGTCCGAGGCATTTAAGGTAACACTCTCTCCTGGTATTGGTATCGTGGCAAACTTTCCACGAATTTGTCCTAACATTTCTTTCGTCAGAGATAAAGCAAATCGGCGGATCCATTGTTTACCAATCGAGTTGATATTTTCAAATGGGAGATTGCTGAAAGGAAGGGTGTTCATATTATTAATACCCTTAATGCCCGACTTAGGCTGGCCGGTTCCTTCTTCCCATGGAGCAAATTGATGTTCGATACTGAACTGCACCCAAAACGCTTCGGGACTATTGCGATCCGGTTGAGGAAAGATCCTTAAGTTGTTGTTCTTAATTTCATAAGAATAATGGGATATACGCGTATACAATGCATCTTCATATGCCATGGCTTGGAGCTTATTCTGCCACGTGGGAACTATCTCAAAGGTGCTGTCATCAGCATATTGACCATAAGTCCGCAGGTTGCCTACCACAGAGAAGCCTCCATAATACCCATAAAATCGCCACATTGCGCGCGGGGTCTTATAAAAGACTTTACGAATTATAACCCGCTTATCTTGAATTTGGCCGGCGAACGGCAATGTGCCAGTAAGAACCGCGGAAGCAGATAATAGAGCTTGAAGATCGTAATCTTGCTGCAGCGGAATCATTTTAACGGAGCCGGAATAAATGGGGAGTGTGCCGCCGAGTCCCGTTTCGGTCATGGTACGCTCTGAGACTCTTCGTGCGAAACCATAATCAAACCGTGGGTACGCCAATGAAGCGCTCGCCCCAGAGAGCTCATTAGTGATGAGGCCGTCTTGGTCAAAAGTACCAGTAGGGGCGCCTAGTAAATTCGAAAGAGAATTTTTACTTTGATGAATGTTGACAATATACGAGTATTCTAAAACAGCTTCTTCGTATGCTGCATAGACATTCCCCGGCGCAAGTTCAATATCTAATACATCCCCCCCTAGTTTTTTATAAGTGTAGGCGACCTGATCAGACGCGCCCGATAAAAAAGATGTGGAGGAAGCATAAATCCCAAAAGGAAGGGAGGCCGTCACATTTGCAGTGCTTCCAGTTATAGGAAGAATATTCGCATTACTGGTGGATTTAGGATTTAGTTTAGGGATGGCCATGAATATTCCTCTAGTTGTCTATTACTAAATAGAAAGCCCCGCCTCAAAGAGACGGGGCTTTCACTATTTTGACCTACGTCAGTTATGCTTAGCCGAGAAGGCCGCGGACAACAACTAGTCCATACATATCAGGACGCACCATCTTCTTGGCATATCGAGTCATCACGCCCTTGCGAGGCACGAAGTCTTCAACACCGAAGATCGTCGGGGTGGTCTGCAGCGGCACATAAGGTGCATACACATAACCACTCTCAAGGAAGCTACTTCCACGACGGCCCACAAGGAGCAGATTTCGCGGGAAGTAAGGATCAACAAGAATGTCGAACTTCTTCGAAATGGAACCGACCTTGATAGCACCCGCATCGCCGCGGTCACTATCAGCAGTCACATTGGCACGGAAGCCAGCCGTGAACTCAAGCAGGTTGGCAACTTCAGGTCCGCAGACGACAAAGTTGGCAGCGCCGCGTAGAGTCTTACGGTGAATAGCAGCCGAAACTTCGTTGATTGTCTCAACGAGGGTCTCATACCACTCACTCACGTTACCAGTGAAGTCAGCAACACCAGAGGCCAAAGGCACACCACTGTCACGGTTCACAAACTGGCCCGGGTTCCGGCTCCAATACTTGATACCAGCCTTGGCACCGACTCGGAGGTCCTCAAGGATCTCCTGATCGATCTCAAGAGCGATCTGCTCAGAAAGGATCTGAGTCAGCTCGACTTCAGCATCAAGGTTGTGGTAGGCGTTAAGATCTTGTCCTAACTCCGGGGTCCACTTAGCCTTGAGCTTCTTGGTGATCGCGGTAACAGACACGGAATCGACCTTGATGTCGATCTCGGGAATGTTTGCACTACCTTCCAGTCCCCATGTAGAGGTCGGCAGAACCGCACCAACGGGGGCACCAGCACCAGCAAAGTTGTCGGTGATGGTAAAGTAGAAACCGTTACGGCCAGTACCCGCACCAGCGACAGATGGAACCAGCGACGCAGACAGCTGCGTCCGGGACCGAGTCCCGGTATAGTCCACGAGTGCTACCAGTACGTTAGCAGTTGGTGCATCGGGGTCGAGTCGAGTCAGCGCGCGACGGATGTCTGCAGCCGGGGCGCCAGTAATGGCACCAGTAGGCGACAGAGTAATCATGTCGTCCAGGTTAAGCTGAGCAGCCACAAGCTGAGCAAGCGGAAGCGTTGCAACAGCAAACGTAGTACCACTCGGAAGATCCGCATCAAACTGCAGGATATTCTGCTCGTTACGAAGGCCGGCGGTACCGAAATTGAGAATACTAGACGTCCCAACCGTACCAGAACAGACAATTGTCATACCAGCGCACGCCAACGACGACGTCGGAGACGAGTAACCGTTGTTCAGAGCATACGGGCCGTCCTCAGAGAACGCACCTGTAAGATTGACACCACCGGTGATCTGCTGACCTACAACGTTGCCGCCGTAGAGAGACGAACCGCTCGGGTAACCGTTGTCAAACACGCCACGTGCGCGTCCACCGATCTGACCAGAAATGGTAAAATCGAGGAAGAAGATGAGACCTGAGGGCAGGCTCATCGGCTGAACGCTAACGAGATCGTTGGCGATCAGATTGCCGAAAACTCGGCGAACGAGGGGGAATGCGACAGCCGCAAAACCCTCAACGTCTCCACCACTCATGGATGAAGACTCACGTAACAGCTCTTTTGCCTGGTTCTCAAGCAATCGGGCCATACTATTCCGAACGTTGTCGTCGCCTAAACCTTCGAGCAGACCGGTGTTTTCCCATTTTGCAATGAGAGCAGCACCTTCCGCCGAGAGATCTCGGTTGACGATTCCTTCGGTTAATTTCTGTACAATAGACATTTTATAACCTCCTTATAATGTAGTTGAATGTCATTTATTCAAACCTGCTAAACGCAGCATTCGACCCAATTTAGGGTCTCCTGTTGCCTCGTTGTTTTTCTTAGAGTTGAGTAAAAGCGATACAGGTCTTTGAACTGCTTCACGAAGTGTCTGTGGTCGCGAACTATTATTAGAGCTCGTCATCCCCACTGCGTTTTGAATTGTTTCATAGATTATGTTCGCCTCTTCAACAGAATTGGCAGATTGAACAGCTTCGACAATTTTATCTTTTTGTCGCTCATTCAAGGAGGCGCTGCTTAATGCCTTGTTTTGATAAACAAGCTTGGCGTTTTCCAAGTTCAACTTAGTAAGCTGATCCTTGGATTCAATTAAGAGAGCACGAAGCTCTCTTGTTGATACTGTAAGGTCGGAAATCTTGGCCTCATAAAGGGCCGCGTCGGATACAACGTCGGGGGCCGTTTCAACTTCCTCTTCTTCTTCTTCGTCGCTGTGGGCGGCCAGTGCATCCCTCATGGCATCATTATTGGCCTGCTCGACACTGTTGTCGGCAGAATTCACTGACGCCCATCCCTGCGGGCGGGGTGTTCCTTGGTATTCGACTTTCTCGGACACCAACTCTTCAATAAGGTCGGAGATCATCTCTTGCGTGAGAGCAACGTCTTCGTCTTCCTCAAGGTTTACCCGGTCGGCTGCGCCGCCCAGCTCCGCTTCATCTTCTTCGGCATCATTGTCGAGCATGGTGTCAGTTATCTCTTCAGCTAATTCGAGGGCATCATTGAGATCGCCTTCGGGGGTCTCAATACCCGCTGCCTCTTCTTCGGCAATACGAGTCTTTAGCTCGCTGAAATCTATTTCTACCAGCTCGTCTTCCGCCGGCGCATCAATTTCTTCATTCTGAAAAGCATACGGGACATCAGCGATAAACGAAGCATCGGCGCCATCGGCGCCCTCTTCTTCTTCAAGCGCGAAAGGATCGCCCCCCTCTTGTTCAAGGAGCGCGTTTACCGCTCCTCGGACTTCAGTCGAATATTTTTCAAGCACAACAGCCTCTGCATTTTTGAGGGCTGCCGCCTTTAGTGCGGTTGCATCTACGATGGCTTCTTCTAATAAGGAAGACATAAACTACTCCAATAGCTAAAATTCCACTAATAACTAGTGATTAGCTTCTCCAAATGCCGATATGACATCATTATTCTTCGCCCACTAACTGTCTCAAAGCTTGGAGTAATTGATGTAGTTCTTCTTTGCCGCCCTCTAGGGACTCTTTATAGGTCTTTTCAGCATGTTCCATACCTTCTAAAGTGGTCGTAATCTGCTGTTGTAGGGCCCCAATTGTCATGACCCGAGCTTCTTTTTGTTGGGCGCCCAGATCAGCGATCTCACGCTTGACACGAGCTTGTTCATCTTTGGTTTCTTGTAGTTCCAGTTCTTTAATAGAAACCCGGATTTCTTTATCGTTTTCCTCAATCATAAAATTGTTATCAAATACAATAGTTTTAAACTGGAGCATCTGATTGCGTCCCTTATTGACTTTACCTTTGTAAAGAGAGATGCCGGCGCCCAATGATTCTCCCCCATTGACAATATTCAATACCTCATTATTCATAGAAGCAATATGACCCATAAACGAGGGGACGGAAAGACGGCCGACGCCACTCTTGGTAGAATTGACCAAGATATGATCAAATTTGCGAGCATCAGAGACAGCTGGTGCGTTAGCGAACGTGAGTGATAGCCCGCGAGGCGTGACACACAGTGGTGACTGGTCGTCGACTACTAAAGAAAGCTTGTGTTCCACCACCTCAAAGCATCGATTATCGATCGGTAACTGGGCTATAGGCAGTTCACCCTCTAGATGTGCAGCAGCCAGTCCCGTCAGTGCGCTAGCGTCACCCTTAAAAGAAGGAGCCTGCAGTTCTTTGGAGACGGTAATAGAGGTTTTACCTAATATAATATCTGTAGTAGTAGATAGTTTTTTGGCACCGGCACCGATAACAAGACGATTAGCTACGTTCTTTTCCATGGTCTCAATCCCTGTGGGACGTAGCAGGGTTCCATCGAGTAGTTCAAACTTATCAGCTACGACGCCGTCGGTAAAGGTCTTCTTAGCTGTAATCACCTGTTCAGTATTGTGAGTACAAATATTTTTAGGGGTTGATGCCATTTCTTATTTTCTCACTCTTCTAAATCACTTCATAAGTAGAATCGGGATTGAAATATATAACATTGGATCTAGTCGTCCCATATCCAATAACGCGCGCGAAGTTAGCGGAGGCTGTTGGAAGGTAGGCTTTAAAGTGAGCACTAGAAGTAGAGATATATACGGGCTGCCCTATCCCAAAATCTTTTTGATAGTATGTATCAGCATCAAAGTATCCGCGCAGCAGCATTCCGTCCGCTTGAGGATCATGGCCCAGCGAAAGTGCCAACAGCTGATCTTGACCCCCTCCATTTACAGGGTCGTCTCCGGTAGCCTCCGCTGAAGCTGAGGCCCAGCCTCCATCGGTATTCAGATAGTATAAAGCTCCGGGTTGTAGCCCGCTAGCTGAACTCGTACCAAAATATACAACTTCGCCGCCGCCCTTGTCGTCATCAAGGTATATTGGATTCCCTGATCCTGTATAGTGAACGTTGAGCGCTAGTGCATTACCAATGGTGACGAGCGAGCCGCCGCCATTGGCAGTGGCGTCCTTAAAAAGGTATCCACTATGGGGCTCGGCCTGCGTTCCTTGAAAATCTAAATATCCAGTGCTAGTATTTCGTCCAATTTTGTAGTAGTTCGTGGGTCCGTGGCCGAAGCGCAGTTGATCGCCGGAAGCACCCCCGATAATGTCTAGGGTGGTGCCCGGGGTT